AGGTGGTTGGTTATTCTCTAATGAAGGAGAATTAGATAGAGTATAACCCCCTAGTAATTCACCTCCATCATTAGTTATAATATTATTATTTACACCTATAGGGGATTCAACAACTATAATATTTTCGGATAAAATTAAAGATTCCTTATTTAAGTTAATTTCTTGTATTTGGTTATTTACAACAAGGGTTAATATTTTTTCTTCTAAGGTTAGGGATTCTTTATTTAGGTTTAGATTTATTAATTGATTATTAATACTAAAAGTTAATGGCTTTTCTTCTAAAGTTAATGATTCCTTAATAATATTAAGGTTTACTAATTGATTATTAATACTAAACGAGATTGATTTCTCGGTTAATGTTAATGATTCTTTAGATATGTTAAGGTTAACTGATGGGCCTTTAGATATCTCTAAAGAAATAGTTTTTTCTTGTATGGTTAGGTTTTCGGTGTTAATTAATAATTTAGCCTTAGCTTTAATTATTAAATTATCCTCCCCAATACCTGTATCAATTTCTCTGATTTTAGATATGTTAGAATCTACTACATCTTGTCCTTGTTCCTCTACATCTAAGGCTTCATATATATAAGTTCTTTCTATAATCCTATGATTATAATCACTGTTCTCCTTAACAAACCCATAAGTAATTACAAACCTACTTTCGGGGTTATTATAAAATCCTAAAAATGTTAAATTGGGTAAAGCTGCTTGTCTAACCTGCTCCAAAATTCTATCTTGAGTAGAAGTTTGTGAAATTAGGGTAACCTCTATTCTATAGGTTGAAGATGTACCTTTATACCTTTGTTTTCTAAAAGTACCGTCATTGTTACTTTCTATTGAACCTGGAAAATTATCTCCTACACTTCCAGTATAAAAACCTGAACCCGTTATAACTATTCTTGGAACTTCTTTTATCTCTCTATCCCTTGCTGAGCCATGTCCAAAAACCTCTACAGCAAAACCTCTATTATTAGCTATCTGATTTTTTTCATCAATATAGCCTTGGTAATCATTTGTATAATTTAACCTATTAGGAATCCACCCCTCCCCTAACAAGATTTTATAAACCTCATTCTCGAAAGTTCTTTCCACAAGTTTTTGAGTGTCTAAAATCTCTCTCATAATCTATAGTCTACTTGAATACCTTTAGTTCTTAGGAATTTAATTTTATTATAAATTGCATCTGAAACAATCTTCTGTATACCCTTTCTTCCCCCTAGGTCTTGGATAGATGGTCCCCATAAAGACCTTTGGGGCATATTTCCATATCCAAACTCGTGCATAATAGCAATGTCAGCTATTCTAATACCTCTTGAGTTGTGAGCATTCATTGGAATACCCGCATAATATTTATAATTTTGTCTCCATGCCTTTATGGAGTTTCTCATATCTTCAGTGTCTACTAGGATTCGTGGGTCACCTGAATTACTACTTGATGATAAAGCAGGCCATCCCAAATCTTGGTTATCAATGTGAGCTTTGGCAATTTTAACTAGTTTTTCTGCAGCTTTTCTATTTCCCCAGTCAGCTGAAGATTTTAATATCTGGGGTAAAGCAGTTAATCCTGCTTGAACCCCAGTCCAATCACCTATAAAACTAACCCCTATCATTTTTAGTTAAATCTACTCTTACCTGTTATCTCCTCTTCTCTTCTCAATACCAATATAAATAATAAAGGCTCATCACTTGCTTGAGATAAAAATGTATCCCCTTCACCCTTATAGATTATACCCCTATGTATAAATTTATCATTAGCGGGATTAAATTGAAAATACCCATGTTGGTCAGTATATCCCAACTCTTTTAGATAGCTAACATTAATATATACCACTAAATTTTGGTTATCTATTTCTCCAGTATCCTGATTATGTTTTGTTATTGGCCATGTTCTATAAGAGTTATAACCAATAAGAATTTTTAATTCAAAATCTTCATAATTATTCTCAATACCTTCATTAAATTGAGTTACACCTTGTGGAGTATGTTTCCTCCAAGTTAAGGTGTCCTGGTTAAACTCCTTATGAATTTTATTTATAAGGTTTTTATACTTATTCCAACGAGCTTTTCCGATATTACCCATAGTATTTATTTAGAATAGTTATAGCATCTTTAATTGGAGGTCGTCCAACCTTGTGGGGAATTACTGGGTTGTGACTTAAATGTCCACATATTGGTAAGTATATCCTCAACCTTTTTGAAAGCATACAAGCTTCTTCTGCCAACTTATCAAAAGGTGACATTCCTTGGGTATTAGTTTTAAATACATTTTGTAAGGCTGAAGCCGAATCAAAGTATTCCACATTAGTGGGGCCAGTTTCTATCTTCTTTATTTGAGCTCCTTCAGTATCAGCAGCTCCATTTCCAAACATATCAGAAAATGCTTTTCTAGCATATTTCTTTAAGAAATCATAAATGACTAAATAAGCAATAAGAAAGTTTACTAGAGGGGGCCAGTTTTCATCGCTATTTAAATTTTCATCATCTATTGGAGGAGTAGTTAAAGGTTGAAGGTATAATCTCCAATAAGTAATTTGTTGGTTTTTAAAATTAGGGTCTAAATTAATACCATCAGGTTTTAACCCTTCTATTAAAGAATTAACTGATGTGGTAAATTGAGATTCCGATTGTATAGATATAGTACCTTGGAAAAGGGTTATTATCTCCCCATTAGTTTTAGTCTCTACAATAGAATATTCCAAAGTTTGAAGAGTGGAGGTTATTGAAGAATCTAACCTAACAGTACCAACTGTATCATCTGTTCCATTTAAAGTTAAGCCCATAGAAGTTACAGGGTCAGTGTATATCTTCATTGACACTGAAGAGCCCGACATAGAGTAAGGTGTTCCATCGGGGTTTATTGGATAGAATGATTTATCTATAATTGAGTTTTCAATTACGATAAAATCAAAGTCTTTTGTTTTATAGGTTTCCATTTAAATAATCCTTTTGAATATAAGTATTAAGTATTGTACAAAATAAAACCCCAACTATTGTTGGGGTTCTAAATTATATATCTAATTATGAAATATTACTCATCATCTTCGCCTTCTTCTTCAGCATCTTGTAAGAATTTAGCTTTTGCGGTTTTGTTCATTTTTTCAAAAGCCTTCTCATCCTCTTCTGAAACCTCATAATTTTCTTTATAGAAAGTCATGAACTCTTCACCTGAATGAGCCTTTGCTAAATCCTTAGCTTTAACTGATTTCAAAGCCTCCACTGTTAACTCTTTAGGAGTATCATCTTTATCTTCCGAAGTATCGGTTTCAGGAGCATCGGTAGGACCGTCTAAACTCTTGATATGTCCCGCCTCTAATGCCATCTTAACCCTCTTAGATAGAGGAGCATCAGTCTCATCCGGTTTTGAAGTATCTGTGGAGGTTACTTTTAATCTTGTAACCGGGTCAAAGAATACCGAAGCTTTCTTTCCCAATACAAAGTATCTTTTTTTACCTTTCTTTCCCATGGTTTTATATTTTATAATTTAAGATTTATTTAGCTAATTTCAATTTGCTCTAATGGGTCAACATCCATATAGGCAGGGAATCCATTTGAAGCAAACTCTAATGAAGAGTCAATGATAACTCGAGCATCTCTATATAAAATACCAAAACCAGTAGTTAAAGAAGCATAAGTTTCTAAAGTTTGATTCGATACAATCTTATCAGATTCTACTAATAGAGGTTGAGCATTGTATTTGATAATAGCAGAAGTTCTATCTATTACCATTTGTTGGTCGTCTGGCATACTTCCGTGGATGTAATAAGCAGATGATTGGGGAACTGGAGTTCTCAAGTTTAATTGTTTCTCAACTGTTCCAGACTCTCTCTTTTTAAACTCATCCAAGAATAAAGTATCAATAGCAGCTTCCTCACCCCCGATAATACCGAAAGGAGTTCTACCAATTCTAGCCATTCTAATCCAAACTTTTAATAAATCACGGTAACCAAAAGTTCCACTAGTTCCTACTCCAACAATCGGTGCAGATTCAGAACCGTCAGCTTGCTCACCATTAATTAATACATCAATCATTAATGCATCAATACCATGGTTTAACTTAACCCCAAAATCTTGTAAAAAGATTGACATTACATTGATTGTAACATATTGAGCTACTTCATAAGGAATTCTAATACCTCTACCCATTTTACGGATTTTCAAGGTTTTCTCCCCGAAGCTGATAGCTCCTTTAGAAATAGTCTCACCTTCACCTACATATCTTGGAGCAGCATCCGACATATTAAGGTGTGGCATAATTACTGAAGGGTTTGCAATTGTTTGCTCCGCAGCAATTATATCAGCCCAAATAGGTGACTTTCTTAAACCCAATCTCAAAGCATCTCTAATAATTTCAGGTATTAACCATCTATTACTCTCATCCGGCAATGTGAAGATGTTTTGGATTGTATCAATACCAGCATTAAGTCCTAGGTCCTCATATAACCCCTCCATACTGATTCCCCATCGAGAGTTAACAAATTCACCAATAGATACGTCTACCGGGTTATCTTTGTTCTTTCTCATGGATTCGCAAGAAAGGACAGATTCTTTTAAGTCCTTTGCGTATTTTGATTTCTTTGCTTGTGCTAAATTCATATATAATTTATTATTAAAAGTTCAAAACTTACAATACGCAAACATCAATTTCATCACCAGTGTCTGCGGTAGCTGTTAATTGAAATCCAACAGCTCTGGTATTCTGTGCTTCAGGGCTTGCTCCTGTAACAGCTGCATATGTTCTTCTAGCAGGGTCTGTACTTACAGCTCCAGCCTCTACTGACCCAGCAGTTTGGCCATCAGCAGCAGCAATCCCCCTTACAACAGCATAACCTCTTACGGCAACTGTAACTCTTTCTCCAGCAGCTCCACTTTGAATTGCATAACCTAAATTTAAGTTTCTTGCAACTCCAGCAGGTGCATTTTGAATGGTACCATTAGTATTCAATACTACTGGTCCACCAAATTGAACGGATTGTCCTGTGGCTACCTCAAATTCCAAATGAAGCTTGTGAGCTTCAGGGTCATTGAGAAATATAGCGTTTGGAGTCTTTTCTCCTATAGTACTTGGCATAATCTATTTAATTTAAAGTTATTTATTTATTTATTATCCTCTTCGCTTATATGAGCAGAAATACCTTTGGATTTCTTTTTCATAATATCATCCATAGCCTCACCTAATGATTTTTCAGTAAATGTTTCTTTGGATTTATCCTTATCACCCCCATTAGAGTTTCCATCATCATTAGGGTTAGCAATCCCAGTCTCTCTATCTGCAGTTGACATTCTACTAATATTAGTAGAGTTACAATCTTTACAAGTAGCAGTGAATTCTTTTTCTACCTGATTTCTATATTGCTTTTGTAAAGCAGTGATAGTTTCAAAATTTGCTTTAGCAATAAGTTCAGTCATTGCAGTGTCTGCTTTGTCTGCTCCACCACATGATAAGTGGTAAAGTTTTAAAGCTTCACTTCTAGTAGCCTCTAAAGCTGCATCAGCTATGGGTTTAACAGTTTTGTATTCATTTAACTGTTCCTTTTCCGTCTCTCCTAAGACTATAGTACCTTCGGGGTATTTTTCTTGGAGTTTCTTTAAATCATCTTTGGCTTCTGTGAGTTCGCTCTCTAAAGTCCCTACTTTATCAGAAGAAGCCAAAAGGTCAGGTAACCCTGCTTTAAGCTTTTCCATTACTTGGGCTTCAGGAGTATCATCAGAAAGCTTAAGTTGATTTCTTAAAAATTTCAAATACTCTTCATTCATAGTTGTTAATTTATTGTTAAAACTTTCTTTATTATTATCATTGGGTATTGTCTTATTTACTGAAAGTGATAACTCTTCAACATTACCACATTTCCAATCAAAGTGGTGAGCCATCTCTTTAAAATCTTCCTCACTAAAACTATACCTATTATCAGCATATTCAGGATTAGTTATATTTCCAGTCTTTTCATTGATTTTTTGAGCGAATGGGTCAGCCCCATGAGGAACAAGTGAAATCTCATCATAGGAGAATACTTCTTTCACTACACGTCTTACTAACTCCCCTTTATCACTATAAGTTCCTAATCTTGTGTAGAATTCTTCATCAGTCATATCATGTGACTTTTCCCAAACAAACATTACAGTTACTGAAACTGAGTGTACTGAAGGGGGGTCCATCATAATACCCCTTACTAATTTGGGGTTAGCCTTTCCATCAAGTTTTAATCTTACATTAATACCTGCAGGTATAGTTACTCCGTTTATCTTTTTCTCTTGTTCAAAAAATACTTCTGAAATAGAACCAACCTCATTCCCAGTAATAACCTCATGGTTGGTGTAAACAGATTGGCCTGATAATTTTTTAGTTGAAGCCTCTAATACTCCAGGTTTAGAAAAATCAATTGGCCCGTACTTATTTACAATTACTTTTGATAAAGCTCTAAATAAGGGGTAAGCAAAATCCTTATCTTGTGGTACTAAATCTTCGGGGCTTAAGTTTGGATAAAACTTATTGAAATCAGGTGAGGAAGTATTAAATAGGCCTAGGGATTCCAAATCCATTTCCCTATTAATCTCCTTTTCTATTTCATCTAGTTTATCCAAAGCAACTCCTTTAGGCATCTTATTTGAAATAAGAGAATGGCCCAATGAAAATGTTTCTTTTGATACTGGCATATTTATTTATTTTAATTGTCTAAAGCTATTGTGTTCTTATCAATTATACTAAAGTCTTGTTTATTCTGTCTTTTGACAGTGCCTTGGGGGTTTGATTTATCTCGGCTTTTTCTATCTGACTTATCCTTATCCTTTTCTCTATCCTCTTTCTTTTTAGCATCACCCATTGCATCAGGTGCACCTTCTAAAGATATTCTAGGTTCTTTCTGGTCAGGTGATTCATAACCTAACTCATCCGCAAATTGTTGTAATGATATTAAACCGTATTTGAAATGAGTTTCTAGGTTTCTAGTTAGAATCTCTTTAGCTTGTTGATATTTAAGATTATCGGTAACTGTGGATTTGTTAAACTCTACATGTAAAGATTTAAATTTAAAACCCTTTAAGGTTAATGCTAACTTATAACCAAACTCTAAATTCTCCTTAACTATATTTTGGATGTTAGTTAATGAGGAAATCATTTTAGTAAACATTACAGTAACCAGGGTTTCAGTAGAACCGGGTTTACCCATAAATATAGCATCATAATTTAATCCCCCTGCAATTAATAACTCGTTTTGGTCAAATAAATCTTTAACTCCCCTAGCATCTTTAGCAGTTTGTTTAAAATCAAATTCATGGTCGTCCATAAATCCAACACTAATACCATCTCTTACTCCCTCTTTAACTCTATCTTTAAAATCGGTTAATAATTTATTTAACCTCTTTTCGTAAGCTTCATCATTTTCATCTGCTTGTTGGTCTGGTTTATCAATTTTAGCATCTATGTAACCCAATATACCCATCATTTCAATAATAAAGTTTATATTATCTACCATTTTACGTTGAGTAGATATGGGCTCTAATGCAGCAATATAAGGGGGGATACCATAAGGTAAATCTGTATCACCATTTAAAGCATAGTACTTATATTGGTTAGTGTTTAATCTTCTTAGGTTTTGAAATCCTTGTTTATTATTTAAAGGAGTATGGTGTAATTGTTGATAGGGGTGGTATTTAGACCTTTTCTTTTCAACAATAAATCGAACATTTTCAGGATTTAAAAACCTAATCTCTTCTATACCATCAAGGCTCATATTAGGAATCCACTCATTCGATAAAGCTCCCCCTACTTGCATCTGCCTAAACATCTTATTAACTATACCATTCATCCCAGCTGCTCCAGTATGCCAATTTTTAGCTTCTTCGGTAAGGTAATTTCTTACCTCCTCCATTTTCTCACCTGATACTGAATCATCGAATTTAATTTTATGGCCTGTATTAGCTAACTTAATAAAGTCATTTAAAGCTTGGTTAACATCAGGGTTAATTTTTGAAAGCTTTCTAATAACTGGAATTACTCCAAAATCAAATTCAGGTGTAACAACTTTAAGAGAAGCCTCAAGGTTTTTTAGAAAATCCTTACCATTATCTCTTGAAACAGATGGAGTAGTATTAACAACTACTTTCTTTTTCTCAACTTCAACGATTTTAGACTTAAGTTCTCTAACCTCTTTAATAAGGGCTTCTTTTTCTTTCTGGTCTTTTTCGTAATCTGTATATAATAACTTCATTGTGGTAGAACTATTAATCCTCTTTGTTTTATCTTTCTTACGTGATTTGTGATAGCTTTACCTAATATGGCATCATCTACATAAGCATCATCATCATCCGCTAAGGAGTCAGAACTTCCGCTCCCTTTCCCCATTGCTATGGGTTTATTTTTATCATCATATATAAAAGTATAAGCCTCTTGTACAAAAGCTTCATCTTTAATATTTATATTACCTAATCTAATATCTTCCTCTAACTCATTTATAATTATGGGTCTATTTTTAGAAGTAGTATACCAACCTGGAATTTTTTCTTCTTTAGGTCTTTTCTCTCTTTTCTGCTTTATTAACTTAACAGAGTAATGAAGATTAGAGTAACCATCCTCTTGTAATTTGGAAGAAACGGCTAAACCTATATCATTAGATTCTGGTGCTAGTGTCGCTCTATTATAAATATTACCCAACCTTGCAAGTAATAATGATAGCTCATTAACTGGAAGCTTCATTTTAAAAGAACCGGCCTCTTCACCTTCTTGGTCCATTATTGTAAAAGCGGAATAATCTCGTGAACGTCCTGTTGCAATATCTGAACCAATTGTGTATTTCTTGTTCTTTTTGGGTTTATCAAATATCTGTAAAAAATCACTTAATTGCCTAATATCTCCTTTAAATAATTTAGAAAATAGTGGGTCTTTTCTAAGGTTTAATGGTATATATTGGTCTAAGTTCTCCTCTATTGCCCTTATATCCATTAAATCAAATACTGATGCACCCGAAGTTAAGAAATCACCATCAATTTCCTGAGCTGTTCTTCTTGGTCCCAAAGCAGTAGACATTTGCTTATACCATTCAATATCTCTGTCAGGGTGCATTCTCCATTTAAGCCTAATGGGTGTAAATTCATTTCCCCCTGAACAAGCTTCCACCCATTTTTTGTGAAAGAAGTTACCTATACCGTACTGGGTAGAGTTAAGTATAGCCCGTCCACCAGTTGATAATGTTGGGAAAGCTGCTGCCCAAATCTGGTCTGCCCATCTAATTATAGCAGCTTCATCAATTACAAGTAGAGATAAAGATTCAGAACGTCCAGCCTCCTCGGTGGTTGGTATGGATGTAATGATTGAACCATTAGCAAATTCCATCTCGCTTGCAGTTCCTAAATCTTTAGTTCTACCATTAATTATTTGAACCTTTAAAAATTCTGGTAGGTTTCTATACATAAACTTGATTTTCCTTAATACCTTCTTAGCAACGGTATCCTTAATGGAAATAATGTTTATGTTTTTATTCGGGTGAAACATTGCATACCATAGACAAAATAATGATATAAGCTCTGTAATCCCAGCTTGACGAAATTTAAGGATTATATTAAACCTCCTATGTATAAAGCTCCAAAGTACTGATTTTTGATAAGGGTATAAATCAAACCTTACTTTTCCTTGTACTGCATTAATAACATATATAAAGGTTGAAAAGAAGAAAGGGTCATAAGCAACTTTAGTCAGTATGTCAAATTGTTCTGACGTTAAAGGGGCATTTATTAACTTATTAGCTTCTTTTCTCGAATCTGATATATTAGTTTCCCCTGTTACCATATTTTATAACCTGCGTCTACTTTAAAGAATAACTGTGGATTTGTTTCGATTGAAATAGTACCATCAGCTCTAAATCTTAAATTCCTCCACTTTGCGTTATAATCAAGACCTACTGAAGGGCTTTTTCTTAAAAGCATATACCCTGGTGCTACATAAAATTCATGTGATAATGGGTCTTTGTTATTAAAATCTGATTGAATAGGTGAAGATGCTTTAAAAATTGGCCTTCCCTCATTGTATACTAATTGATATTTAAACCTATTGAAGTTAACTGCATACTTATCGGTAATAGTGTTTCCCTCAAGGTTTACCATGTCAAATGATACTGTATCTGAGTTAAATTCTCCATAGAGTATCTTCCATGCTTCAGGATTATTTTTGAGATACCTAAGAGAGATTCTAGTGAACTCATCCCTCATGGAATCAATAATCAATAGTAAAGAATCATTTTTTATAACTTGCGTCGTCTTATAGGATTTTGTGGGATCAATATATTTTATGTTTACTGCAGGGGGAACATAATTAGTATATTGGGGTTTTGGTAATTTATCATAATCAATGTAAACCTTTATTGAATCGGTTTTAAAGTTTGGGTTTTCCCAATACTCTTTAGCAATCTCATCTTGGCCTTTTCTATCTAGCCAGAATATTGTAACCATAATTATTAATATGGCCAATAATACGTTTTGTGGGTTAATCCAGGTTTTCATCTTTTTTCTTTTTATCTTTTTCTTTTTTCTATATGGTATATAATAGGGGTGAAAGAAATATATATATATCCCCCCTTAGGGGGAGATGGATATATTATATTTCTATCCCCTTTTTATGTATATCTATATTAATTAGTAGGGGGAGTCCCGTTATTAATTTGGTAAATATTATGGGCTACCATTGATTTTAATCTGTAATAGTCAAAACCATCACCGGGGTCATATTT